CTTGGTCAATCCAAAAGCCTCTGTCCATAGAACCAATAGACCAAACATTAGAGTTGTAATTCCATATTACATATTTGTTAGAAGTGTATTGTGAGTCACCGCTTGGGAATCCCCACCATATCTCATTAAAGTTAGAGTTGTGTCCACCCCAACAAGCACCCCTGCCTGCTACATTGATTTGGTCAAAGACATAATCATGCACTTCGCAAGGTAATTCTCTAACACTACCATCATAAATATAAAAAGCGTTTTCACCCATCCATGCAAGGAAGTTACCTGTAGATACAACTGTTCTTGGGCTGATTGATTTACAGTTAGTACCTGCATCGGCTATACCATAAACAAAAGGTGATCCAGCATAAAACATTCTGTTAATACCAGTATCACTAAAAATAATAACATCGGATCTATATTTAACACCAAACAAGGCTCTTCCGCCTGTAGGTATTTGTAAGTCTCCTGCTGTGTTTGTGGCCTTCGATGTCCAGTTGTTACGATCTTCCCTGTTTGACCAAGCAACCTTCCTGGGGTCATCTGACGAGCCTATAGCCACTAAATGTCTTTCATTGGTCACTAAGGTTGATAAGTTACCTGTGGGTGCGTTGGTTACAACTGTTGCTATGGTATCGGCTGTACCGCCTGAGTTTGGTCGCCATTTGTAAATCTTTCCATCTTTAGAAAAAGTAAAGACTAAATCTTCACCCCAGTTGTCAAAAGAAAAATAACCAGCTTGTAGAACTAAACCTGATTGACTTCTGGCATCACCATAGTCTTCTTCACCATAATGATATGCACCAAAGCCTAATGGATCATCACTAGCATCATTAACAAAGCCTACTGGTGTGATGTCTGTCCAAGTATTGTCATACAAGACATATACTTTTTCTCTTGTACCAACTCCTAGAACATTGTTACCAGCATTATCTTTATAACCATAAAGACCTATAATCGCTCCGTCTAATGCTGTTGCTTTGAGTTTTTCCCACCCGCCAATAGGTTTTAGATATCCGTTTTCAAAACGCACCAAATCACCATCGACCCAACGCCCTTTATTGGCGTAGTCTGTGCCATTGGTTACGATTCCTGCGGGGGGTGTTATTGGAAATAATGCCATAGCCTTATTGTATAAGACCTCGCTTTATTAGTCATTAACTAGATGGAGGTGTTGGCCATTCTCCTAATGGTCTGACAGGTGGTTCAGCATCATTGTATTCATACAAGGCTGCTAACTCATCAACTGTGGTACAAGCATCAATTTTGCTTTGCATATCTGCTGCTGTGCTTCTGACATCAGTTCTAAAAGTAGTCCAATCAGCAGGAATAGCTGTACCAGCTTCACTTTCTCTGACCACATACCAGTCGTTAGGCTGTAATAAACCATAGGCTTGATTGATAATCACTTGATTGTGATTCCATTTAAGACCATGAGTTACATCACCAGTATCAGGATCGGTTGTATCGTCTAAGTTTTTAGGTGTAGCTGTACCATAAGATGCAGTTACCACATCGTTAGCAAAATCAAAAGATTGATTGGTGTTAATGTAATAAGATGGATTTTTAAAGTTGCTGTTATCTACAACCACTTCATAAATGCCTATTGCTTCTAGCTCATCACTTGACCAAAGCATAAAGATATTTTGTGGATAAGATACATCCCCAATGGTTATTGCTTTAGGTCTGGTATAAACCTTGCTTACTTGATTGTTTTCTACTAATGCCCACATATTAATTCCTATTATATATTATCTTGCTGTTGTTGGTATACCTGTTGATGTTGTGAATGGATTTTCTGCAAATGCCATGTATATGAAAGTATTACCACTACCATTGTCATTGCTAACTGTATCTCGTATTTTAAAGCCATTACTTAAAAAATCTATATCGTGTGTAGTGGTGGTTTCAGCAGCAGTAATAATTCTTAGTTGATGAAATACTTTATTAGAAGGGTCTCTTGCATTATCAAAGAGTAGCCATTGACCAGTGCTGCTACTTTTTTTAATCATAACAAAAGCAGGTTTAAAGCCTAAGTACACAAACGGACCATTTGTGTTTCCATTACCGACATAACTGCCAAACTTGCTGTATCCTTGTTTTTCTGCGAAGCAGTAGGCTACATAAGTAACACCATTAGCATTTACACCATTGCTTCCACCACCAGTAAAAGTTGTAGAACTGGCTGCTGTAACATCGTTTGTATCTGCTGTTAAAGCACTAGTCTGATTTAAAATCAGCTTGTTTGTGCCATAAATTAAACCACCAAAATTACCATTAAATGACCAAGCTCTGCCAGTACCACTTCTATTTTTTGTTAAAACTATGTTAGGAGTAACCCCTAGTCCATGTCCCATTGTCTGACTACTAGAACCTGTGCCTGTGTAAGTAACAATGCTAAAACCAGCATCTTGATTGGCTTGTACAGTGGTGGTTGTATTTCCATCCGTATTACTTGAGGTCGTACCACCATTGGCTTTCCACTGCCATCCTACATAGGTATTTCCGCTTTGATTCCAACTATTTGAGTTACCAAAACCAAGAGAAAAGCCATCGCTATTTAAAGAAGTTATCCCATCTCCATCTGTTTGTACTGCTTCTGCTGCGGTACTATCAGGTTGAAGATAATAATAAACAGTACCATTATCACCTCTTGTTGAATCTTGCAAAAGATGAACACTTGTAAAAGTTCTGCTTTTTATCCAAACCACATCAGGTTGTAAATCGCTGTTACCATCATTGGTAATAGTTTGATTTCCTGCATTACCAGTATATAAAGCAGTCTGAAAATGTGCTGAAGGATCGTCTATATTTGTATAAGCCATTATCCGTACTCCGCTAAGTTTTTAGTGCATAAGGCGTAGTAGCCTGATGGTGGTGCGTATTCAAAGTTTCCGTAGCCATTATCGTCTGATGCTGCACTTGCTGGTGTGTAAGATGTAAAACCACCAAAGTTAAAATAACCACCACAGCCATTTTGATATGTAGTACCTAAAGGCATAATAAAATCACCAATACTTGTAAAAACTGGATTACCACTATTTTGGATTGTGCCATTTTTATAAAGATACATATTTCCATTGTCTACATCTAAAGCTACACCTGCTATATCATTGGTTGTAAAAAATGAAAAATTTGAAGAGCCTATTGTGCCATTTTCATATGGTGTACCATTTGGCAAAAGAAGAGTTGATGAGTCTGAGTCAACTCCTGCACTTAGACTTGAACTGGTAGATTCAGCATTAGTAAAACCTATTGCTGGCCAATATGTTGAGCCGCCTGTACTAATAAATTTATACTCAAAATACCATTTGCCTTTGGTTACTGCCATTGTTGCTACAGCAGTTCTGGTGCTGCTCACTGTGTTAAAGAAACTTGTTGCACCCTGAGAAATAGTAGCATCAGTTAGGGTAAACGCTGCTTGATTAAGCGTACAAAAATTATTAGTAGGTGTGTCAGTTGCTTGGTCGGCTGCTGTGATGTTTTGAACAGAAAGATTAACACCATTACTTAGTCCATCTGACCTGTCAGCTAAATTTGAAGCATTTTTAAACTCTAAGTAATAGCTTTGCCCACCAAATGTTCCATCATATTCTTTTGGAATCCAAATACCACTATCAGAATCGTACTCACCAAAGTCTGAAGCCTGTAATGCTTGGTCATCTATAAAAAAGAACTCAGACATATATCCTGAAAAATACAAACCTGCACCACCACCCCCAACTTTAGCAGATTGATTTGTATTAAAGTAAGTATCAGCGTTTTGTGTTGGATAAGATGCAGAAGAAAAAGATGTTTCTTGTTGACCATTTATCCAAAGCTTCATCCTGTCTGCTGCTGTAGATTGAGTTGTATCTAATTGAAAAACACAATGATACCAAGCCGAAGAATCTCTAAATAAACGATTAGTTATTATCGTCCAACCACTATTCTCAAAAGCTGTTATGTATAAATCATCAGTGGGTCTTAAATATATTCTTGCTTGTAGTGATGATTGTTCATAAGGCATTTGTGCTTGACCTAACTCAGTTCTTTTAAACCAAAAACTTATTGTGAGTTTTTTTCTATTTCCAGCAGTATAATGTCTATCATCAATATACTGTGAATTATCAGCTTCTAACTTCAAAGAGTTATCAATATCATACCCAGTAGATATGCTTCCTCTATTTGCTGTACGCTGTAGCGTTTCCATATTAGGTTTGTGC